CTCTATGAAATGGCTATGGCTGAAAACTGGAGAGATAAAGAAATATACGTCGGTTGCTCAGGTAATTTCACTGTGGAGCGGGTTCTGTTTAAAGCCGGCGTCAAAAATATCCACAGCAATGACGTTTCCCTTTATAGCTGTTGTTTGGGCAGGTATCTTGCCGGAGAAAAAATGAATGTTGACATATCGGACCCTGAGTATGAGTGGTTGGACCAATACATGAAAAACGACCTTGACAGGATAGCCACTCTCTTATTGTGCAGCGAAATGTTCAAATATGCCGACAGGCAAGAGCGGTATTTCAAGCGCATGTGGCAGGCATATACAGAAAATTTTGCGAAGCTGCACGAACAGACGAAAGAAAGAGTTGCAAAGGCGCTTGACGGTATAAGGATAAAATCATTTTATGCTGGCGACGTTGTTGATTTTGTCCAGCAGGCTCCCGATGATGCGGTTATAATAAGCTTTCCTCCGACTTATAAATCAGGGTATGAGCGGATGTATAAGAAGATTGACGAGGTTTTTGCCTGGGAGCGGCCCGATTATGAGATATTTGACGATAACCGGTTTTCTGAATTCATAAATAACTTGCAGAAGAAGCATGCATGGGTAACCCTCCGGGATAAACGGATTGCAGAACTTGAGCCATATTTGCGCGCAATTACTCAGAGCGGTATGAGAAGCAAACCCGTTTATGTATACGCGCAGGGAGGATATGCAAAACTGACTATGCCGAAGCAAAAAATAGAACCGTTGAAAGTGCCGAGATTTACAGAGAGTGACGAGATTACTCCGGATTCTGTTTTAACGTTTGCAGTAATAACCCAGGGACAGATGAATTTATTGAGGAGCGAGTATCTGTCACCAAAGATTATACCGGCGCAAGCAATGATAAATATTGCCGTTATTGTTGACGGGAAGGTTATTGGGGCTATAGCTTTCAGCGATGCAAGGTATACGGTGGCAAGCTCGGACATATACATGATGTCCGACTTCGCTGTACGGCCGACGAGATATAGCAGACTGTCAAAGCTGGTGCTTGCGGCCGCATTGTCAAAAGAAATAAAAGCATACTTAGAGCAGGTTTTCAGCAAGAAGATTGATACAATAACAACAACCGCTTTCACGGAAAAGGCTGCCAGCATGAAATACCGTGGTCTGTTTGATTTATACAGCAGAAAGGAAGGCATGCTGAATTATACGGCGGAAGCGGGAAGATGGAGCTTGGGAGAGGGGTTGAAATGGTGGCTGGAGAAACATTCTCACAAATTGAAGAACTAAATAGAAGGATAGAAGAAGCAGGACAGCCATTTAAACTGGCGGTAGTTGATATAGAAGAATTATCGTTACTTGAGAAAAACGCCAGGTATATGACAAATGAACAATTTAACCGGCTGGTCAGCAATATCAAACAGGACGGAGGATTAAGCTCAGTCCCGTTTTGCTATAAGGAAGGCGATAGGTATAAAGTGCTTTCCGGCAACCATCGGGTTATGGCTGCCAGAGAAGCCGGGTTAAAGCAAGTGCTTATAATGTACACCGATAAGAAGATGACGAAGGTCGAGCAAATAGCGGTACAGCTTTCGCATAACGCAATCGTCGGGCAGGATGACCCGGCAATACTAAAGGAACTGTGGGACGAGATAAACGATGTGGACCTGAAGGTATACTCCGGCCTGGATGACAAAATACTGGATGAGATCAAAAAGATTTCAATAGAACCGCTTTCGGAAGTTAAGCTGGATTACAGGACGTTATCGTTTTTGTTCCTTCCCTCTGAGATTGAGCGGGTAAAGGAAGTAATACAGGAGGCAGTAGAGTTATGCGGCGGCGATGAAATATACGCTGCACACATTGAAGAATTTGACCGGATGCTGGCGGCAATGTCAAAGACCAATGCGGCATACAACATTAAAAACGCCGCAACATCGCTGATGATAATACTGGACGTTTTTGAAAATCATTTAACAGACTTGGCGGAAGGTTGGACGGAAAGAGAAACGAGTACCAGGGAATGGGTTCCGTTGGCATCAATTATAGGAACGGAAAATATTCCGGTGGAAGCGGCTCAGATTATTCAAAAGGCAGTTCAAAAGATGATGGATAGAGGAGAAATAACAAAGAAGAATCTTTGGCAAGCAATAGAGTATTGGGCGGCTGAATATTTAGGAGGTGCTTAAATATGCCTGAAATATGGGAACGGCAACCGTATGAAAGCAGTAAAGCGTATGCTGCTTTTTGTATATATAGAGATTTGGGGACAGAAAGAAGCTTGGATAAAGCCCTAGCTGCTGCCAATAAAAAGCCAACGAATCGCCGACATTGGGCAAGGTGGATGGGTAAATACAACTGGTTAGAACGCGCTAGGGCATACGATGATTACCTGGAGCGCAAAAAGCGCGAAGAGAAGGAAAAGGCCATCCTTGAAATGGCAGAACGGCACGCAAGACTGGCTATGGCTTTTCAACAACGTGTGGCCGAGAGACTGAGGGAGATAAACCCATCGGAACTAAGCCCTTCGGACATGGCGAAATGGCTTGACGTGGCAACGAAACTCGAACGACTATCAAGAGGAGAACCAACGGAGATAGGCAAGCAAGAAGTAATGTTGCCGACAATTGTGGAAGTGATAACTGATGAGGAAAATGCAGATTCGCCTTCATTCGGGTCAGAGCAGAGCGTGGAAGAGTGATGCCCGTTTTGTTGCTATGATAGCCGGAACAGGTGGGGGAAAAAGCTGGTTTGGGCCTATCTGGTTATATAGAGAAATACAAAAATACCCAAAGGATGGTTTTCTTGTAGTATCGCCAACATACCCTATGTTTCAAAGGATTGTACTGCCACGCACTAAGGAGTTTTTGGATACAGTCACTTGTGGGGAGTACCGTGCAGGAGAAAGGATCTATTACCTACCTACCGGCGGTAAAGTATTTTTCGGCAGCGCTGATAACCCGTTCTCTCTTGAGGGTGTGCATGTTCGGGCGGCCTGGCTGGATGAAGCCGGGCAGATGAAACGCGAGGCCTGGGACGTTGCCTTGCGCCGGGTGGGGTTTTACAAAGGGCGTGTGCTGCTTACTACAACGCCGTATAACCTGGGGTGGCTGAAAACCGAGGTGTTTGACCGCTGGAAGGCCGGGGACAGAGATTATGAGGTGGTACAGTTCTCGAGCATTTTGAACCCGGCATACCCGAAGGAAGAGTTTGAACGGGCAAGAGACACTCTGCCGGATTGGAAGTTCAGGATGTTCTATTTGGGGCAGTTCGTCAGACCAGAAGGATTGGTTTACCAAGAGTTTGACCCGGCGAAGCATGTTGTAGAACCGTTCAGGATACCGGCAGAATGGAGAAGGATTATCGGGATTGACTTTGGCTATAACAATCCGACTGCGGCGATATGGCTGGCGGTCAATCCGGACGGCGTGGTTTATGCGTATCGGGAATACTACCAACGCAACAAGCTGCCACAGGAGAGCGGGCAAGAAATAAAACGGTTAAGCCAGGACGAATGCATAGAGTTAGCAGCGTGTGACCCATCCGAACCTGCGGCGATAGAGGAGTACCGTAGGCTGGGGATACCAGCCAGAGCGGCAGACAACGCGGTGAAAGAAGGCATTGAGGCGGTTATAACTCTCATGAAGAGCAACAGCTTTTTTGTTTTCCGTGGCTTGGTTAATTTACTTGATGAAATAGAGAATTACCGCTGGGCCGAGAAGAACGAACAGTTAAAAGACGAGCCTGTAAAGTTTAACGACCACTTAATGGACGCAATGCGGTACGCAGTCTATACGCATATGTACCATGCGGGCACGAAAATATTCGATAAGCGGGAATGGGGTGTGTTCTGATGGCAAATGTTGAAGAAGTTTTCAATCTACTAAATACTTCATACGCATTACAAGAACAATCGAAAGCGATAGAAATGTACGACCTTTATTACGGGAAGCACAAAATACAGAATAAGCCGGACAAGGTTGTCGGTGATGAAGCCTTCCGTACATCGAAGGTAATGCTCAACTACTATAAACTTGCAGTAAAGTTCTTCGTGTACTTCATTCTTTCACAGCCGGTGAAGGTAACACACCCGGACGAGGGATTTATGCAGTTCCTGAAGCAATTTCACAAGTTCAATCAGATAGATAAGCATAATGCGGAGATTTTGGAAGCTTCGGCAGTCTTTGGAGATGCATTTGAACACATCTTTTTCGATGATGAAGGAAATTTGCGTGTGCGATTGATTGATGGGATGGCAAGCATACCGTTCTGGAACGATTACATGGAGTTGCA